AGCTTTTCTGCGGGTAGTCCTGTTTTACGGCAACGCCTTTGCATAGCTCGGGCGCCAGGGTTGAGGGGCCTCGCCAGTTAAATGGATTCACAGCCGACCAATCGGTGCAAAGCGGTCTTTGTAGTGCTGGAATGAAGTCCAGTTCTTAGGAATGAGAAACATTTAATTCCCGCGTAACCCCATGAAAGAAAGCACCGGCAGACGGGGGTTCGTTTTTCGCGTCAGGGATCAATCCAACGCTAGCCGGGTTTCGTGTTGACATTATACGCCTAAATCAAATCGCCCTGCACCTGTTTCATAGGCTCGGGTGCAAATAATTGTCCTTGTGCCACGGCCTGCTCAATGCGCTTGCAAGCTATCTGGAAATAACGCTCTTCCCGCTCTATGCCGATGAAGGAACGGCCTAGCTGGATTGCGGCTACGCCAGTAGTTCCGCTGCCCATGAAGGGGTCTAGGATGGTTTGTGGGTTCCCAGCTTGTTCAATGCACCACTTCATCAAGGCCAAAGGCTTTTGCGTTGGGTGTGCAACACGTTCGCCGTTCGTAGCCGCAATCGTCCAATCGAAAAACTTGGCGTTAGAGTCAAAGTTTGTCCACGCAAGCTCACATCCGGCCATCGTCTGCACGGCGTCACGTTTAATCCATATGAGCCAGCAGCGTGATGGCTGCAATGAAAAGTAATTGCCACCCCAAACAATGGCTTTGTCAGAAAGTAGAAGCGCCACGTTCACAAGATCAGCAGGTGCATCCGCGTCCCAATCTTTACTCTTACCATCAAACTTTTTACCCCATGTCCCGCCCTGTAGCTTTTCAGCCAAACCATAAGGCGGGTCAGTAATCACCGCGTCAACCCTATCCAACGTCGGCAGCACTTCCATGCAATCACCCCGCAGAAGTCGAGCATTACCGATAATTACTTCTTCATACATTTGGAATTTCCTCCATCAGCAGACCAGCAAGCGCGGCACTTGTAGCCATCTGCTGGATTGTTTTTTGCGGCTAGGCTTGGTGAGTACCACTTTTCCTTTCCGCACTTGGAGCAGGACAAAACCTTTCCTGCCCCATGCTCTCGGTTATGGCTTGCTCTTGTCTCTAAAGAAAGGTTTTCGATTCGGTTGTCGGCCTTGTCGCCGTTTATGTGATGAACAATCTCGGATGCCTTTAGCGGACGCCCAAGAACTTGCTCCATAACAACCCGATGCTCTCTGCGGTTTGCATTTGGCCCAGAGGAAAAAACCACATACCCGTTTGCGTCTTTGGTTTTCCCGCCTTTGAATAAAGGGTTATCAATTCCTTTTCTGCTTCGCTTGTCACCGCAGTACAGCGTGGCGTTTCCGATAACAACCTTTTCAGCCACGTTTCGGAGCCTTCCCATAAAACCTGTGATAGTTCTTGCCCGGTACTTTCACCTTCGTGATCGTCCAGCCTTTGTCGCGGCAATCGCTCAGGCGGCGCGTGGGTGTCGTGGTACGGCACACGCGGATGATGTCCATTGATGTGCAGCCTTTGAGCAGGAGCTTTTCCAGGAGCTGGAGTTGAGTTTTCATGATTGCTCCTCGTACCAGACTTCAATATGTTCGTTTGCCCAATCCATCGCGCATTTGAATTTGTCATCTTCTGACATGGATTCCCATTCACCGTCATCTAATCCAAGGTCTTTTACCGTATCCATTACGCCGCTTGTCTTGCAGCTATGGATATTGGCTCCGTTTTCAACAAAGAATTTAACTTTCATGGCTTACCTTTCATGCTCTGATTCAGATTTTGTGTTGCATTGAAAGCAGCCATCAATTCATGAACTTCATCAGGGCAAAATTTACCAGTATCTGCAAAGCGCCAAAAGTCGGCATACTTTCGATACACCTTCCTGCATTCTGACTTTTTCCAGAATAGCCACGGCCTTGTCGTAACAGTAACTTCTGCAAAGTATTCCCAATCTATGGGGCCTGTTCCAATGGTTGCAATTGGCTTGAAATCGCTAATCTTCATGGCTTGCCTTTCAGTTTTGCCGTTTTGTCGGCGGATGCTTGCTTATTCGTGTCAGGCGCAATCCAGCGGTTTACACGCATAACCTTATTCGCGGCCTTGCGCATCGCTGTGGCTTCGCGGTGTAGCCTGTTGCGCCGTTGCTGGTATGTTTCAGGCTCTGGTGTGGGCGTGTCGAATGCGTTGCCAGTGCTGCGCGGGGTGCCGTCTTCCCAATAACTCATCAGTACCCCCATTTAATGCGAAATTCAATGAACCATGCGAGGCATACAAACTCGCGCCAGTCACTGATGAAGCCAAAAGCGATAACAGGCCACCCAGTACGCCGCCTGATTTCAAACGATAGTTTTTTGTTCATTTGTTCTCCATAAACATGCCAGCCCTACGCTCTGGCGATAGGTCAGCGGTTGCCATGATAAAAGCCGCTTGAAGTATCGCGGCTGTTGCTGCGGCTACGTCTTGCGGGTCTACGAAATAGAAAGCCAGCATATGCGCTTTGTCATAGACGACTTGCGCGTTTGCTGCCTCTAGTTGCTCGGGGTTTTGTTTGGTCATGCGTAAATTGTCGGTCTAAATTTATTTTTAGCAAGTAGGGAAAACCCTGATGCTTTTTTGTTTGGTGCGCACTATACTCCGTTTGCTAGTTTATTTTTTAACCAAGGAAGCACTATGAAACCGTTTCAAATTCGTCAGGGTGATGTCTACTTAATCCCCGTCGCCAAGTTGCCTGAAGGCTGCACGCACATTGAGCCCGAAGGCGGTCGGCGTTTTGTTCTCGCACATGGCGAAGTAACCGGACATGCTCACGCCATCTACGAATTCACGCCCGACGAACAGGCCGAGCAAGACTTGGCAAAAGCTGCAGAGGTTGCTACGGCTGCGCTTGAGCGTGCCCGCACCCGTCGCACGGCTCAGATGTGGGCATCACCCGATGGTGAGTGGTATCTGGAGATTCGCCAAACCTCAACGATGCGCCATGAAGAACACAGCGCACCGCAAATTCCCGTAGGCATCTACCACTGCCCTGTGCAGGTCGAAGCCGGCCCCGACAACATGAATCGTATTGTGGCTGACTGATCATGGAAAAAATTATTCGCACCCCAACATCAGCCAAAGGCGGCATCACTCCTGCTGAAAAAATTCAGCTTGATGCACATACAAAAAAATGGATTGCAAACGCCATGCGAACGGACTCTGTTGTGCCATCGCGGGTATATGCGTCTGTAAAAGCCTTGTATAAGGCTTCAGGATTAAAAGAGCCGCGTGTCATTGTCGTTCCGTCGCCGATTGTCATGGCCTTTGCTGGCGTCATTTCAGCGTGTACGCTTGAGTTTAGATCAAAAGGATTTATTGCAACCCATGCCACCCATGCCGCCACCTATGACGCCACTGACGCCGCCACTGATGCTGCCACCCGTGCTGCCACCCATGCCGCCACCTATGACGCCACTGATGCCGCAACTGATGTCGCAACCGACGTCGCAACTGATGTCGCAACCTATGCCGCTACCTATGCCGCCACCCGTGCCGCCACCCGTGCTGCCACTGACGCCGCCACCTATGATGCCACTGATGCCGCAACCGATGCCGCCACCCGTGCCGCCACCTATGCCGCCACCTATGACGCCACCTATGCCGCCACCCGTGACGCCACCTATGACGCCACCTATGACGCCACCCGCGCCGCCACTGATGCTGCCACCCGTGCTGCCACCCATGACGCCACCTATGCCGCCACCTATGACGCCACTGATGCCGCAACTGATGCTGATGACGAGAAACACCATTGGCTGATTAACTTAATCACCGAATTGGTTGGTGAGAGTTATGTCAAATCAGTAATTTCTGCATTGCCTAATTGGTGGAAGATGTACCAAGGTGGCAACATGTGGAGCGCTTATGACTGTTATTTAACAGCAATGCGCGATGTAATTGGACTGACGGGACTTGATTGCTGGGATGCTTACGCCGCTTGGGAATCGTGTACCATCGAAGGCGGATTCAGAATCATGCACAAAGACTTTTGCATGGTTTCTGACAGGCCAAGAATTCTGCTTGTTGATGCGCAAAATAGACCACATTGTGATGGCGGGCCATCACACCAGTGGCGGGACGGCTGGAGTCTGTACCACATTCATGGCATTCGCGTCGCTGAGCAGATCGTGATGCATCCAGAGTCCATCACCTTGGAGCAGATCAAAGCTGAAACGAATGCAGAAGTCCGCCGCATCATGGTTGAACGCTTCGGACATGAAAAGTACCTTCGCGCATCAGATGCAAAGCTGATTGACAGTTGCGGCGAGACACACAAGCTCAAGGGCCTGCGCACAGCAAATCTCTGGAGTATTGGTGACATCACCATGCTTGACGTACTGAACAGCACGCCAGAGCCGGACGGCACGACAAAACGCTACGTTATTCCGGTTGACGGTACGCTTTATGACGGTAAAGCTGGGCGGTCTTGTGTGGCCGCAAGTGCATCGACTTGGCGCAAGCGTGGTGACCGCACTCAACTGGCTTTTGCACGGCCCGAAGACTACGCGCCACAGTTTGAAAGCTAGGGTTTGTACCTATTGCGTATTTATGATGTGCGCACTAATATACACCGCATCAACAACGAAAGGCAAGCAATGAACCCACAAGAGAGTGCAACAGACCGTGAGCTAGATAAGTTCTACGGCACGCCACCGACTGAGTCGCAGGTGCAAGAGTCGATTAGGCGGTTTACTGAGGCATTTAATAAATACGATCTTAGCGAAATCGTGTCAGAGCATTTTGATGCGCTGATGCTCATGCTTTCCGCGCCCTATGCAATGGGCGAACAAATTGCGATCTATCGGCGGCGGATGATCGCTGATTGGGTTAGCAAAGAGCTTTATGGAAAGACTGGCGTTATCACTGCGAAGGACATCAAATGAACAAACCAGCCCCATTCGGCCTGTACAAACTTGACGAAAAGACAGGGCATTACAAGCCTGTCAAACAAGTGCCGGTCAAAGATGACATTACCTACAGTCAAGCCATTGCGCGGCTTTTTGCGAAGAATCGTTATGAAGAGGAACTGAAATGAACACGCACTTTTTAACCCGCGCCCGTCGCCTGTTTAACAGCGATCTGGTACCGACACACGTTAACCGTCACAACATTCGCGCATGGATTCGCTCAGTGCGTTTCCTTGGCGGGAAGTGGCTTATTGCAGGTGAACAAAAATGAGCGGCTATCCACGAGCCTGGTGGATTGCAATGGCCCTTTGCGCTGTGGCTGCGCTTTACTTTATTGGGAGAACGGCATGAACACCATCACCGAAGCAATCGTGTACGCCATCATGTGGCTTGCGCAGATCATTATGGGAGAACAGACGTGAATATACTGGAATATCTCGGCTTAGTGCTGATCTGTTATTTCGTTGTCGTTATCGTCGGATGGTGCATTGCGCGGGTGACGAAATGACTGATCAAGAATTGAATAAAGCCCTTGCGCTCAAGATCGGATATCTGCCTGAGCGGATTGACATTAGAAACTACGGCGATGGCGATCAAATCCATGTATATGACCCTTACCGTTTCGGCTGGCGCAAGTTCGACTACATGGAATGGAAAACCATCATGCCTATTGCTGTGAGGTATGGCGTAGTAATTGGTTTGTCAAAAAGAGGGGCGTACAGGCATTACGCCTTTACACCGGGAGAATTGTCAATTCTTGATGACACCCCACAACGCGCAATAGCATTAGCCGTTCTTGGCGTGAAAGAATAAACTAACCCTTGACATACACACCAGTGTGTCTACAATCAAATCATGAAACGTACAAATATCCACTTCCACCCTGATCTTTTGGCAGCTCTGGCAAAGCACTGCAAGCGCACGGGCGTGCTACGGGCTGAGTTTATCCGGCGTGCGGTTGAGGCTGCGCTGCGCAGGGTAGAGCGTGCCAAAGAGCGCAAGGCACGGGCGGACGATACACCGGTTTAATGGGTTAGCCGTTCACCCTTGACGAACGGCGCAACTAGGAAAAGCATGGACGATTTATCAGTTAAAGACGGAACTGGCCTAGCGCTGATGCGAGTTAAATTCCCAGAACATCACATCAGCAAATTGCCAAAACCAACAAAGCAGCAAACTGAGGCTGTGCGGGCTGATTACAAAACAGGTATCCGCTGCCAGCTTTGCGGCGCATGGCATCACAAAGATGTCATTCACTTGGACTATGTAGGCCATGCGGCCCTCACACATCGACTGCTTGATGTTGACATTAATTGGACTTGGGAACCGCTTTCCATCAGCGATAACGGCCTCCCGGCTATGGACAACATGGGAGGCATGTGGATTAAATTGACCGTTTGCGGTGTTACCCGTATTGGATACGGCCATGCTGGCGACAAACAAGGCGGCGATGCAATCAAGGAAGTTATCGGCGATGCTCTGCGAAACGCTGCTATGCGGTTTGGCGCGGCCCTGGATTTGTGGCACAAGGGTGATCTACACATAGAAGAACCGGAAAAGAAACCAGACGCTGCTGCAATACTGCGCGGCATTGCTAACTCCGCAACGCTGGATATTCTGCAAGGAAATTTTGAGGCGGCAATGCTAATGCTGCCAAAAGCAAATCACGCGCAAGTCACCAAGGTGAAAGATGCGCGTAAAGAACAACTCACGAAAGATTCAAAATGAACAACATCACCATTGCAGGCCAACTAGGCCGGGACGCTGAAGTGCGCTACCTGCCAAACGGCGACCCCGTATGCAGTTTTTCCGTAGCTGACAGCATGGGCAGGGACAAGCATACGATCTGGTGGCGCTGTAGCCTGTTTGGCAAGCGTGGTGAGGCGCTTAACCAGTATCTGCTCAAGGGAACGTCTGTCACTGTATCTGGCAACGTCACAGAGCGCGAATATGACAAAGACGGCGTAAAGATGCGAGCAATGGACGTGCGCGTGTCTGATGTGGCATTGCAGGGGTCTAGGACGGCTCCTAGTGCTGATGCTGCGCCGAAGGCGAAACCAGCGGGCGGCTCTGGCTTCGAGGGCATGGACGATGACATACCATTCGCTAACCCGATGAAATCACGGGCATTTTGTCTCTCAGTATGACCGCACTTTACACAATCACTTCACAGTACCTAGCCTTAGCTGAAAAGCTGGCTGACGGCGACTTTGATGCACAGACCGTGGCAGACACAATCGAGGCATCCGGCATTACGGACGAACTAGCTGTAAAGGCCGCTGGCATCGAATATATTGCCCGTGGCGCAGAGGCCCACAACCTAGCCATTGACGCAGAGATAAGCCGTTTACAGGCCCTGAAAGCACAGCGCAACAGGGTAGCCGCAGGGCTACGCGCTTACCTTTTGGACAACATGCAACGGGCTGGAATTGAGCGCATCGACTGCCCTTTGTTCACGCTGTCGATCAAGAGAAACCCGCCCGCTGTCGATGTGTTTGACGCCCTGAGCATTCCATCCGAATACATGCGACAAGCCCCACCACCGCCGCCAGCGATTGATAAAGCCGCGATTAAGAAAGCGATTGCAGCCGGTCAGGAAGTGCCAGGCGCTCGACTTTCGCAAGCTGTACGGCTTGATGTGAAGTAGGGTTTACACCGATATACATAACCGGCGATATGCCGATAATTGGAACTGAAATGAACACGTTTATCGAATATTACATAGCCGAGGTTTCTAATAGAACTGGCAAACGCAAGCGGCTAGTAAGTGGCTACGCAATCAATTCTCCGACTGGCGTTAGGTACTGCGTGAGAAATGCGGGTGATGGCATATTTAGTTGGGTTGCAGATCACTACGACACGGGATTTTCAATCGCCATTAATTGCATTGACAAGAATGATGCAATAGGTTGCGCGGAACTCACATTGGAAAGAAACATCGCATCTGGCATCTACAAAAAATCAGTAGACGATGCTATGGAAATCGTAAAGGAACTGCAATGACAAAACGCCACCCTCACGCCGAGCTAATCAAACAGATGGTTGATGACGATTCGCTGCGGGCGACTTATGGCAGCGCACTCGGAGAAACCAAATGACACAACCAATCAACCGTGAAACAGCGATTGCGCTGGCGAAAGAGGTGGGATTCAAAGCAAGTGTCGGGCAGACGGTCGATGATACCTATCACCCCGACAGGAACGCGATTGGCAAAAGCGTGCCTATTGAATGGGTTCAACGTTTCTATGACTTGGCCGTAGCCCACTCGCGCAAAGATGCGGAGCCTGTTGCTTACCAGTACCGCATGAAACCTGAATGGCACGATGCTTGGGTAAAGTGGCAACCGTGTGATAAGGCGAACTTTGATGACTATGTGAAAGCACCAGTCGTTAATGGATGGCAGTTTGAGGCGCGTGCTTTATTCACCCACCCACCAGAAGCAGACAAGCTGCTACAGCAGGCGCTGGAGGCCGTGCTTGACGAACATCTGCCCGGCTTCACAGAAGACGCGCCACGTGATCATTGGCGTGCGTGAAATTATCGACGCAGCAAGGGGTAAGCCATGATTGAACTGCCAGTAACTTTCAAGATGCTGTCCGACCTGCAAAGCGGGACGATTGATGTTGTCCGTGCTGATGCCTGCAAAGCCTACGGCGACCAACGCGCTGCTGAGGCTCGGGAGCAGATGCGGGAGGAGTGCGTGAAGCTGATTGGCAAGCCAGTATGGCTTACATGGGATGTCAGAGCTGCGTTGATAACTTTAATTAGGAAACTATCATGATCGATGATCAGATAACGCAGAAATAACCGGCCTGTCCGGTTGATTGCCCGGTTATCGGGCTGACTTTGACGGAGAAAAACCATGAAACATTTGGTAAAGGTCACGGCTGAATTTGAGTTTGTGATCTTGGTGGATGATGAAGAAGACGAGCACCAAGTGTGCGAAAACTTTGTGGTTGAGGCGCTGCGAGACATGAGCACATCGGATGTGCTGTTTAACACGGAGGCATACCACGACGGATGTATAGATGGCTGGGATGGCACGATTGAGCCCTACAACGGCGCGGGCAAATCAACCGACGAATGGGCCGGACTTCTGCCAGATAACGCCGGAAATAAGCCGCCGCAGGTCGGCCTTGATTGACCTGTTATGCAGAAACTTTAGGAATACCAAATGGACACGATACAGCAAGAGCTTCGCAAGCCAGCGCACTATCTGAGCATGAGAAAGCGCGAGCAGGCTGCAAACTACATTGATAAGTTGCAAGCCGCCTTGAACCAGTACAGCGCAGACGAAGTGATGCTTACGCACCAATCAACTATCGCAGCGCAGGCCGAGCAAATCGAAGCCTTGACGCAGGCGATAGTCGAGCGAGACGCGATCATTTCGCAGTACATCGCAGCACTTGGCTATGTTGCGGCATAACGCTGTTGGGATATGCGAGTTAATGAATTTTGCCGCAGAGTTCATTGCTGCCGCACCCGCTATACATGAAGGGGGGGAACATGCTTAAAAGAATGTTCTGCTCCCTGTTTGGGCATGACGTTCGTGTCGTTCGCGTCATGAATTCGCAGGCCCAAAAACTGCATTGCGATAGGTGCAATAGGGATTATGCGATCCACTTTCCCACGCGCAGCTTTGTGCGATGGGATAAGACGTTTGATGAGTTTTATGCCGAGGACGGTCCCTACAAAACAATTCTGAGAGGCGAAAAGAAATGACCACCCAACCCCCAGCACAGGAACTGCCTGAGTTGCCCAAAAACGTGCAGCACATCATGCGCCGGATTCGTGCCTGCGAAGGCGAAGAGGCCGCACGGATTGTGCTTGAACACGCTTTGCGCGAATACGGCAGAGCATGTATTGCCGCCTCTCAGGCAGGGAGAGCGGCAGTGCCTACGCCAATCAAAGAAACTGATGCCCGAGATAAAGACTTGGATGCACGGCGGTACGATGTTTTGCGCACTTGTCGCGGCATGGAGCATGACCCGCTTTTCGCCGTGTATGACGATGAAGGTCATGTTCTTTGGGGTGGTGATTTGGACCATGCAATTGATGAGGCCATCATCTACGCGCAGGATATTTATGGCGACATTCCAGCCACCCCACCACTAGAGGTGCGAGAGGCGATGAGCGAGGAGCAAAAATCATGACTTGCTACATCACACCAATGAAAAGCGGCGGGCGCATGTTTATCTGCGGCAATCTTGGGCCGCAATGCATCTGTGGCGATCTGGCTGATGTGTTGTGCGACTATCCCGTGGGCAATGAAAAAACCTGCGATGCAAGTTTGTGCAGCCGCTGCGCCCCTGAAATTGCACCAAATATCAATTACTGTGCTGGGCATCTCCAAATGTGGCAAGCCTATAGGGAAACGTCAGGCGACACCAAGGTGTTGGAAAACGTAGTCCCATTCAAACAATCGTTGGCCGGTATCACTGCAGCTGCAAAGGGGGAATGATGGACGACAAAGAACTTTTGACGCTTCGTATTTACAAGGCCGATGCCGTTGAAGCATTAGCCGACAACGAGAGAGCCATTAAAGCAAAAGACGAACGGATTGCGCTGCTTGAATGGCATCTGGAAAAACTACGGGCGCTGATTTTTCACGGATATACGCAGTCGTCGGGTGTCGCGCCAATGGTGTTTGTGGAGGACGGTCCGCCAGTTAAGAAAAAAACCAAAAAATGACAGCACAAGAATATTTCAGAATGAAGGGTCGCGGCAGTCAGAAGATCGCCGCCATTGATTCCGGTTTTTCGCTTGGACACTTCAACTCTGTTATTTCAGGGCATGCACAAGCATCTCAATTTTTTGCGAATTGCCTAAAAACTGCCCACCCTGAAATTGATTGTTCAACACTTTGGATTTCAGATGGCCGAAAGCCGTTTGATGGCATTTACAAAAAACGTATTTACTTCACCAAAAATATTTATGAGGTGTGGTGCGGCCCAAAATACCTAAAAGGTTTCAAAACAATGACTGATGCGGAAAATTACATAAACCGGACAGTTTTCGCAACTTACGAGAAAACTTTAAGCGGCATTTTCGCAGAAGCAAAAACAGAACGCGGAGAATTTATAGCAACAATTCACCAAATATCTAGATCAAAAGGATGGCGTATTTGTTACGCTTCATGCAGCGGCGTGTTGGCGCGGTTGACTGGTAAGTCTGATGACAAAAGCACGTTGCGCGACATCAAAAATCTAGTTGATGCCTACATGCTCGAACTGGAATCAGTCCGTGCCGCTGCTGAGATAGGACGGGGGATGTGATGGGCGAGGCAAAAAGCGAATATCTCTCACCCGGCGAGCTGCACGTTCGGCAGGCTGACGGCCACAAGACGCCGGTAGGTGCTTATGAGCAGGGGGCTGAGTGGATGATGGAGCGGCTACGGTGATTTTGTACAAAGAGCCAAGCGAGGTTATTTGACCGGTGGCGCGTGGGCCAGCAGTTCAGACTTTTGTGCGCTACCGTTGCTGGTGCCATACCAGTAAGACAAGACCATCAGGGCGACGGAATCCATCAGGCCCAGCACCCGGCCAACAACAATATCCGGCGTGTCGGCTGGCAGGCCATGAAACAGCACTACAGCCTCACAGCCCAGCGTGACAGCCAGAAGTAGCAGGGAAAGCCAGAATAGCGGCTTTTGTGTGCCGCCGTCTACGTTGGCCCTGCGTGCGCTGTCGCGGTCTTTAAATTCCAGTTCCGCATATTTGAAGCCGCGCTCCTTTTCTTCAGCGCGATACTGCATTTCCAGCTTTTTGATTTCACTCAGTTGGTCGGGCGAAAGCTGTCCCGAGCTGATGGCGTCCGCGATTTTGGCTTGAGTCGGCTCAGAAACGCCAAGTAGGTTGCCCAGCGCTGCGACTGCCACACCACCCAGAGGTCCGAGCAATGCGCTTGCAACAGTCGGGGCGAGTGTCTTGAGGAAGTCCATATTTACCCCACGATCCCGACATGTGTGCCGGATTGGTTTATGGTGATGACGCGATTGATTTCTTTGGACGGCTTGCGGGTCGATACGTGTATCCATTGGCTGTACTCAGCAATAAGCTGACCAATGCCCAGGCTGTCGATCTTGTCGGCCAGGTGCAGGGCTACGGCCTTTGGCGTGCCGTAAGCGGGACATTTGAAGTCCACGGCCATTGCCTTGATGTGGTCACTGGAATCACCCGATCCGATGGCCCGGTTGACCTCTGGCGAACGGTATCCACTGGTGATGATGATGGGGTTATCGCCCAGTACGGCGCGGATCTTCTCCATCATTTCTGCCGTGTTCTGGGCCGTCATCAGCAATTCAGGTGGCAGGCTGTTATCCAATCGGCGGCGTTCTGCCGTCTCGCTGGCCGTGAATTCTTCAAGGGAGAAATTGGCGGACAATTTCATGGTGCATCCTTTGGTGGTTCAATGCCCAGTTTTTTCTCTGCAAACCGCTGGCCGAGACCTTCAAGCCAGTTGATGCCCTTGGTTCCGGCATGTCCCGCAACGCCGACGATTGCAGCCGTCAGGCCTTGATGCAGGCTCATGTAATCGCACAAATAAAAGGCGATCAGTCCGGCAAAGGCGCTGATGCACAACTCCCCGACAAGGGCGCTGATGTTCCACATGAGCATTTCACCCCGGCGAACTTTCCCGTACCAACTAGCAAGGCCACCAAACAGGGCGACGGCCATAATTGCGCCGTACACCTTCAGCGGGTAATTCAACGGGCTTTTAACCTGGTCTTGTGCCCATGCGGCCATCGGTGCCAAAAGGTGTAGACACAAAATGACGTTGATGATGATGCGGTGCATGTCCGGTCTTTCTATTGGGGGTTGCAGCGAGCTAGCTGTGATGTTTCAATAGGTTGTTCACCCGGAAGAGTCTGGGAGACTGGAGTTACGACGCTTCAGAACTCACAGAGGAGTCAACCAGGTGAACAGCCATAAGAATGCCAGATTAACCATGGAAGGGCGCAAATTGCTCATTGAACGCATTGCTGTCATGGGGTTGATTGCGGCGGCCGAGGCCGCAGGGATCAGCCGACAGAGCGCGGGCAAGTGGCTACGGCGCTTCCAGGAAGGTGGACAGGAAGCCCTCAGGGATCGCAGTTCCCGACCGGATCGAACCCGTAGCACCATTGACGAGGCGCTCGCCGAGCGAATCGAGCGGCTGCGCCGAGCCCGTATGCCCATGCGCCGAATTGCCAGCGTTGTGGGCCGCAGCGTCGCCACCGTAAGTCGCTTCCTGGCTGGGTTGGGCCTGTCGAGCCTCAAGGCGCTTGATCCGGTTGAGCCAATCGTGCGCTATGAGCGGCAAGCGCCAGGCGAGTTGCTGCACATGGATATCAAGAAGCTCGGGCGCATCGTGCGGCCAAGTCACAGGGTCACGGGTGACCGGCGGGATTCTGTGGACGGTGCGGGCTGGGAGTTCGCCCATGTGGCCATAGATGACCACTCGCGTGCTGGCTTTGTGCAGATGTACTGCGACGAGCGCAAGGAGTCGGCCGTAGAGTTCCTTAAAGCCTGCGTGGCCCACTATGGAGCGCTGGGTGTGCAGATCAAGCGTCTGATCACCGACAACGGCAGCGCTTACCGATCAGTCCTGTTCAACAAGACCTGCCAGGCATTGGGCATCAGGCACACATTCACAAGGCCGTATAGACCTCAAACCAACGGCAAGGCTGAGCGCTTCATTCAGACTTGCCTGCGTGAATGGGCCTATGGACGCATCTATGCCAACAGTGTCGAGCGCACCGCATGGTTGCCGTCCTTCCTGAGCTACTACAACGCCCGAAGGCCTCACTCGGCATTGGGCTACAAGCCCCCAGCCTCCCGACTTCGCGGTAATAACCTATTGCAACTTAACAGCTAGTCCATGAACAAGGCTGTGACGAGGGGAGAGTCTTTGACGACAGCACCAACGGAGCCATCAGCCCAGCCAGTGGTCGTTGAGTTGGCGCTGGAGCTGAGCACGCTCGTTGGCCTCGCCGACGAGCGCGTCAGCCAACTTCGTCTCGATAGCTTGGAGGAGGCGCGGGTCCATCTCTCTATATGCCTTGGGTGGCGGGCTCATCGCTCTCGTCCGCCTTTAGCCGATAAACCAAACAGTGAACTCTTCCGGGTCGTGAAGTTGGGCGGAAGCGGCGCCATCTGCCCATGCGCTTTGAATCATAATTTGCGCGACTGTCGTTGTATTTGCAACGGCCGGATTCGGCTGAGCGTGTAGCGTATAGATAGAGCCGCTGGACTTTGCTGTGGCAACCATTCCATACCCTGCCGGCAACGCTGTCGTGAAGGTAACGGTGTATTGGCCGAGAGAGGAGCGGGCGCTTGCGCTTACGTTCCCGCTTGAGGCGACAGTCGGCACGCCGCCCGATACGGTTATACGCGCCCATGCTCGAATGCCGAACACCGGAGCGGAGCCGGTCTGCGCGCCTGAAAGCTTTGCTCCAGTAATACCCGCGTTAGCCACAGCCAAAGCACCCGCAGAGAGGCTAAGACCGTCACCTACAGTAAGTTCTTCAACAGCTCCGGAACTGGCAGTAGTTCGGCCGAGTACGCGAGCTGTAGACATGGTTAAGCCCGAACTTGTGACAGCCCCTACGGCGGCAAAAACAGCGGTCAGAGTAGCTTTCAGATTCACCCAGGTCAGCTTTTTCAGCACGTTGCTTGCCGCGCTGTCCACCAGCGGTATTTCATCCGCATCGACTGGCGTAGCCTTGCTTGTCGCCGCATTCGTCCCAGGGGCAATCACAGTAATGCTTGCGCTGCCGTCAAAACTCTGCCCGTCAATATTGCGCGGGGTTTCCAGTACTGTAGCTTTCCCCGCCACCATACCCGCCGCTGTGCCGGTAAGATTTGTCACAACCCCAGAATCCGGCGTGCCGAGGCTAGGGCTGACAAACACTGGGTCAGTGAGCGTGGCGCCGGTAGCATAGACTGCGGCACCCGTACCAGTAGCCGAAGCCGTTCCCGTACCACCATTCGCCTGCGGCAGGATTCCGGAAACCATGTCAGTCAGCTCGACAGATTCCCAAGCCGCGTTTGTGCCATCGGAAACAGGGACTTTCCGGTCGGTGGCGCCGCTTTGTGTCGGCAGAGCTGTGTTGAAAGCCACAGCTGCTACAAACGCAGTCGAAGCCGCTTTGGCGGAGGAATCACCAGAAATCTGTGTGGGGACGGTAATCACTGCCCCGGTGAAGTTTTGTGTACCGGTCCAGGCACGATTCTGAATCTGGCTCAGCGTAATTCCATCCGTCGGATTTGTTCCTTCCGCCATAGCAGTGGCTTTAAAACCTCCGAAGGAGATGTCCGCAAGCGCCGGCGACTGCCCATCCCGCGTCACGCAGTTTGAAAGTCCGTTGGCAAAATCCTGGTCGATTTCGTTTCGGTCAGCCGCAAAGATTTCCGTATCACTGACTGCCGGATACGCGGGGCTTGGTGGGTCAAAGGTTCCGTTACCGTCAAAGGGCATGATATAACTCCGGTGGATTATGCTGTCATAATCCGGGGGGATTCAAAAGTATCTTATCCAGCCCGGACTCAATTGTCAATCACTTTTCTGTTTCCTGGGCATCGGCAGCGGTCATCACCCCGATTGCCAGGGCTTTCAATCTTTCTGGTTGCGGTGACTTTGCCAGAGCTTCCAACTGCGCAAGCCCTGTGGGCGAAAGGATAATGTCGGTGAGCTTGTCGTAAGTCTTGGTCGTGGCATGGGAACCGAAGAGGCGTCGAGCTGAGCCAAAAGGCTCTGCAAGGGCGCCGGGAAGGTTAGTACCAGCAATTTGCGCCGTGGCTGCAGGGCTTACGCCGGGAGCGAGCTTGACATCCTTGTAGGTTTCCAGCGCGCGGATAAGGTGATAAAAACCCTTCTGCACTTCCTTCGGGTCCTGACCGTTGGACTTGGCCAAGACTCCCAGCGCCGCATCAATGTTATCCCTCTTCCACTTTGCCCCGGCCAGGACATCGCCCAGAGCCGCGGGTGCGCCAATAGTTTGTTCCGTCCGCTTCAAGTCGCTAGGCCAGACCTTCTGCATGGTCTTGGAAATGTGCTCACGGAGCAAGCTCCCGACACCTTCCCCACCGATATGTGCACCCAGGCGTTCGATTTCCGTTGCCTTTGGTCCACTACCGAAAGTCAGATTCAAGGCCGTATCGCGTGCAGTGACCTTGTCAGGTTTCACCCCACCACCCATTTCAGCTATTTGCCCGACAAGGCTCTTTTTCGCTGGGTTGACTTCCGCCTCGATAACAGCCTGCTTTGCCCCGCGTGCGGCATCGAATTCAGGCGTAGCCCGGACCATCAACTTCTTGACGTCAGCGACAGGCAAGCCGCGGTAGTCTGGGTTGGAAGTGACCTTGAGGCTAAGCTCTTTGATGAGGTTGTTGACCTTGTGCGCGTCAGTGACGAATTCCAGCGTATCTTCGCCCCTCGGACCAGACACTTGCTCCAAGGGAATCCCCCGCTGCTTCGCGCGCAGCACAACCACTGGGTCCAGATTCGCACCAGCTTCTTGAGCAGTACGCTTCGACACCAGGTCTTCCGCATAGCGACGAATTGCCTTGCCTGCATCAGAGGTCTCGCCGTACTTGGAACTTTTGCTCAAAGCAATCAACTCATCATAAAGCCCCTTCACCCGTTCCTGGGGAATCTTCAGACCTTCCTTCGGCATCACATCGGTGAACCTTTGGTTAGACTTTGTCCGCAGGTTGCGAATGGAGTTTTGCGCAGCTTGCTGAATGTCATCCAGCGCCTCTGTTCGGTTTCCGACGTTCGGAGGCAGGTTACCCAAAATCTTCAGGTTAACCATTTCCTCAACCGCTTTCGGGGCACCTTGAATTGCCGTGATAACTTTTGGTCGAACGGAAGGATTCGCCGTGGCTGCGCCGACAACATCGTCCAGCGTAGAACGTGGGCCAAGGATTTGCGACTTGAGATGCGGCAAGCCCTCTTTCTGTAAAATAGCTTCCAGCACCTTTGCCTTTTGCCAGTCAGAATCCCTCATGTGCTTCGTGGAATCCTGCACCAGCTCAGTAGCATTGGGCCGCCAGGCGCCAACCGCTCCGACAACCCCGCCACCAAGCAGTGACCCACCAGCCCGCGCAAGCTGATTGTCGTTTGTCAGTCTTCCGGCAACCTCTCCGCCGACGCCAGAACCTGCGCCAACAGCAGCCCTCTGGCCCAGATTCGCCAAACCCCCGCTAGACATCGCAGCAACAACTGGTTCCAGTACATTTGCAGCTCCTTTACCCAGGTTGGTTTTAGGCTCGCTCATAGGCACTGTGCCGCCGGCAGTTTCAATCGCCTTCGTGACATCGCCGAATTTTGTTTGATGAATCGGACCTTCCTGCTTGGGGTCGGTCAGGTCTTCGACAAGCTTGGGAATGCCGAAGGCGCCGGGCATCCTGGGCATGTTGCGCATTGTAGCCAGGACAGAGTCGCCAATCATCCCAGGCATACCGGCAAGACCCTTGCGAATGGACTTGTCAGCTACTCGGCCGATTTCTTTAGCCGTTTCCCAGGCACCCGCTTTAGGCGTGGCCATCTGCTCCAACGCAGCTAATTCCTGCGGTGAGGGATTTTCAGGCATCTCCACATGGGTGCCATCAGGCATTACCACTGTGGTCATTTTTGGCCTTTCGATTTGATGTAATCCTGCAAGTTCATCGGATTCGCAGCCGTACCGACTTTCCCCTTACCCTTGTTCGCAGGCACGCCATTCCCCTTCACACTGAACTGATTCGTCTTTGGGTCAAAGTCAAATTTCGTTGCATCTGCGCGGATGTCCATCGGAACCTTGAAAACATCAAGTCCTGCGTCAGCTCCGCCCGGGGCAGCCATGTTGCGCTTGATAAGGTCATCATGCTGCAAGTAGCTGTTCCAGGTCGCGGCTTTCGCGGTATCCAGCAGCCGCATCATGGTCTGGTCGTCAAGAGTAATCTGGCCACCAGCCACTTCTTTCGCAAACTGCACAACACCAAGCGCCTTCAATCCTGATCGGCGGCAATGTTCAGCGTATTCGGAATACATGGCTGACTTTTCGACTTCGCCAAACTCAGATCGTTCGTACTCACTGGTGATCCATGACAACGCCGTGTTGCACTCACGACGATGATCTCTGACCGCCGCGTTACAAACTTCAGATTGTGTGAATGATCCACACAGACGAAGCCTCCGGAGTCCACGCAGTGCCCACATGAAGATTCCAGGCAGCTCACCTTTTTTAAGCCACCAGAGAGGCGAGTCCATTCCGGTGATTTTTTCAGATTCCGACACCTGCCGATTAAAAGGCATGACAGGAATGTTCGGCACGGAAAATGTTTCCAGCCTAAGTCTCGATGAGTTGGCCGAAAAATTTAAGCTGCCAAGAATCGTCGGCAAGCTTGCAAA